GCGCGTTGAACATAAAGATTTGCCACGTATAGAAAGTACAATGTCCTGCATTGCTGCCCTCAAGCCTATCGTTACCGTAAAGCCCGCGCCTCGGTCCAGGAGGTCCATCAAGACCCGTGCGTCCAGAGGAACACCTCTCACGAAGATCGATCGCCCGAATGATTACCTTTCCATGGCGGAGCGTGTTAATGGTCGCGCGGCTATGATCGGGTTTACGTCTGCGCTCGTCGATGAACTTGTGACGGGTCACTCCCTCAGTACGCAGTTCCAGGAACACATCGGTCTTACCGTTGCCGTAACTGCGCTCACCTTTCTCGGTACCGCCGCGAACCCCGGTGATGAGGGCTATGTTCAGGGTCCCTGGAAGCCCGAGACCGAACTGCTCAACGGACGTCTCGCGATGATCGGAATTCTATCGCTTCTTCTGACCGAATCGATCAATCCCGGAACGCCTCTATTCTGATACTTAAAAATAAAAACATAGTATAATATAAATGTCTGGTGGTATCGCCCAACTCGTTGCCGTGGGTGCTCAGGATGCCCACATCGTTGGTAATCCCGAAGTATCTTTTTTCCGTTCGACGTACAAGCGTCACACAAACTTTGCCCAAACTGTCGAAAAGCAGGTTATCCAGGGTAACCCCTCTACGAATGGTATGTCCACTGTGCGTTTCGAGCGCAAGGGTGATATGCTCGGTTACGTGTACATCTCTAACCGATCCCCCCGTAACACGTTGACACGGGCCAACTGGAAGAATGAGATTAAGAAGGTTGAGCTACTGATCGGTGGTCAGGTCATCGACACACAAACGTCTGAGTTCTCTCAGGAAATTGCTCCCGTGACACTTTGTCAGTCGTATTCCAAGTCTCTCTCGGCCGCCACGGCTGATGATGCTGGGTTCTACCCCCTGCGCTTCTCGTTCTGTGAGAATGCTCAGTCGGCGCTTCCTCTCGTGGCGCTTCAGTACCACGATGTCGAGATCCGTATTTCGTGGGGTACACTCCCCGTGACCGATTACGAGGTACACGCACAGTTTCTTTACCTGGATACCGATGAGCGCACAGCGCTTTCGTCGGCCCCCCAGAACATGCTGATCACACAGACACAGCAGTCGATCGCTTCTGGTGGTTTGATGCAAGAGCTTAACTACAACCACCCTATCAAGTTCATCGCGACGTACAAGTCAGGTGGTGTAGGCGTAGCCAGTGGCAGCGTCAAGCTCCAGATCAACGGCACGGATGTTGGCGATGCGAAGAAGGCGCAGCCTCACTACACATCCGCCTCACTGTATTACCACACATCGTTCACGACCATGGATAGCAGTGCCGCGAACCATTTCATGTACCCGTTCTGCCTTGACACATGCAAGCTCCAGCCCACTGGTACACTCAACTTCAGTCGTGTTGACTCGGCTCGTCTCGTAACTGATGCTGGTTCGTTCAACACTGACATGTACGGTGTTAACTACAACATCCTCCGCATTGAAAATGGTATGGCTGGTCTTATGTACTCTAATTAAATCCCTTATAATAACAAATGTGGGGGCTTCTCTTTCTCCTCTTTTTCGTTTTTATGATCACCTACGATCCTAAATCCGGAACGCTCAATAAATATATTCCCATTCAGAACGCAGAATGTAAGGATGGTCACTACCAGGAAATACAATTTGCACAACCAGGGTATCAGTGCCCAGAAGGTGAAAGATCTAAAATGGGTGTAATTGTATCTACTTAAAAACAAAACGTGTAAGTAAACCACAATGTTTTCTTTTGATCGCGAAACTGCTATTTTGGCTGCAGTCGTCGTTTGCGTCGCGGCGTCTCTTTACATGTATAACGAATTGCGTCAGTCGAAAGACGACATCACCAAAATCAAGACTTTTCTGGACCGGGTTCAGGAAGAGGCGCACGATGTCCAAATGCCTCAGATGGTATATGCACCTGTAACAGAAGAAATGCCTGAACCCGAGCCTGAGCCTGAACCTGAACCCGAGCCCGTTGTTGTACAAGAGCCTCCCAAACCCAAACGCACTACACGAGGTAAATCTCCCGTGAACATTTCTTCGGAATAAACTTATCAGGGGATTATAGAAGCTAATGAGCAATGAAAAAACATAAAGCCATAGCAATACCAGTGACTTTCGTTGGTGATACTCCACGGTTTCTTACCGTGCGAGATAAACGTTTTAAAGAGTGGATTTTTGTGACAGGGGGGTGTAGAAGAAGGGAAATATTTACACCTATACGCACAGCGTTGAGGGAGTTGGAAGAAGAAACACGTGGTGTTGTTTCACTTAAAAATGGGGAGTATACGAGTTTTACATTTAACGTAAAAGAAAGTCCTACTATAGAACTCGAGTACACGGTGTTTATATTTTTCGTAAATTATTCGAGTAATGAACAGCACGAACTTGTGAGAAGGTTTAACGATGAGAAATACAAAATGTATACGAAAAAAATTCATGTGAAACGTACATACGATGAAAATGATTTCATGAGTTTCGATACGTTACCAGAATTTAATTCTCGAAGACGATGGGAACGAATCATACATAATGTGGTCGAGAACCCAGAGTTTTACGCATGCATCACTTCTCTCAATAGAAAAACATTTTCTATAAAATAATGAAGTCCAAGAACTACATTCTCCGTCAGATTAAAGATATTTTAATGGATCACAAGTCATACAGTGAAACACGGGCAGATACATACATCGAAGATGTAAAGGTTAAAACCGTATATGAACTTTTAGTTCTTAAAAAAGAATTGTCGAATAGTGAAGAAGAGTTTAGAGACGTATCATGCAGGACCTCAATTTGGCATGAAGAAGAGTATTAAAAAAATAACACGATGTACGAATAAGTATGTTTAGATCATGGTGCCGAAAACAGGGGTTTTCGAATAGCTCCAATCTATCACATGTGCTCATGGACGGTGGCCGTCTATCTGTTCCTTATGATAGATTGAATGAATTTTATGACGAATATGTCAAGGCTGTAAAATCGGGTGAGAAGGTGTGTGTCGTCGAACAAAAGTCGGATACGTACAACTTTTTTGTCGATTTGGATTACAAAGATGTCGAAGACATTCCATTTGACCGATTGAAGGAGTATACACAGACGATATGCGACCGCGTAACACATTTCGGTGGAAAAGATGTTCTCGTTTCGGTCGCAGAGCCAAAACCATGTGGTGATATGATCAAATATGGAATTCATATGAACTGGCCAGGGTTCGTAGTTGATCATGGGTCTGCTATGGCATTGCATTCTCATATAGTATCGTCACTGTCGCTGATGTTCCCGGGAAAACCATGGGACGAAATCGTCGATACCGCTGTGTATGGGGGTGGAAAACGGAACGTGAAGGGAAGTGGTTTTAGAATGCCGTGGGCGCATAAATACGTGAAGGGTGAATATCAGGGAGCGTACATACCTGTACTCAAATATACACACGAAAATGGTAAACTTATCAATGTTTTCGAGCGGGAGCCGAATGTGGAGATTATGCATATGGCGACGCTCAGAACTGAGAATACAGAAGTCGTGGTCGTCGAAGGATCAAAACGAGATGAGGGATCGTTTACACCGAGCGAGACAAAGAATATTTTTCAGAATGAAGTAGTGACTAGAGATATTGAGACGTTTATTCAAAAAAACATGGATGGTCAAGGACGTGCACTCGTCACAAAAATATTCAGTAACAAAAATTCGTATCTCGTATCAACGACATCCAAATATTGTGAAAATCTTCAGAGAGATCACGGGTCTAATCATATATGGTTTCGTATAGAAGGGCGTACTATTATACAGAGGTGTTTTTGTACATGTGAAACGATGAAAGGGCGTAGATATGGGTTTTGCAGAGATTTCTATGGTCGAAAACACGCACTACCGGATAAGATATTCGAAAAACTCTACCCAAATGGATATACACCATCCACATTTTCAACACCTCAAAATACATGCATGCCGTGTCCAGTAGAAAAAAAATCAGATCCAGTTGAAACAAGTACACTCTTACAAATCTTCATAAGCAAACACATGGTAAGAGATGCCGAAATCGCCGTGAAAAGTATTTCTAAGAAGGGTAAAAACGTACACTGGGTAAACACGGATTTGAAATGTAAAACGTGTAACAAACCAAATGTTCAATTTAAAATTTCACGTGACAAGATTGTACAAACATGTGCATGTAAATCTCGTGAGCATAAACTGTCAGATAAAATAGTTAGACTATTATAGATGATGATCATTGTACTCATTGGAGTGTTCGCGTATATTTTATCGAAGATTACACGTCTGGATACATCTTTAAATCAAATAGACGCCATTATCAAAGAAACACATAAATATTCTGGTATACATGAAGTTACATATAATACATTCATGGCGTTAATACAGATAGCGAAGGAATACAGGACAAGTGTTGAAATGTCTCAGGTGTATCTTGAGAAAGCTTTACGGGTTCTGAATGATATACCCCTTTACCTGTCTACGATGGACGGTGAAGTAATGAACGACATAGGCGATATTTCATACCGTTTAGGTTACGAATTTGAACAATTACTGATGAGAGAAGCGCTTAATCAAGGGATCAAGTTCACACCTAAATATATTTAAAAAGAAATCACTTAAACCTTCTATATGAGTACAATTACTGTGAAAACTCGGTCCGGACGAGTATCTAAAGCACCTACGCGTATGAAGCCCACAGAAGAAGCTTGTGATGATGATTTCGATGATGACGAATATGACACGGATTATGAAATTTCTGATGATGACCTGTGTGAGACCGAGAGTGAAGATGAATGTGATGACAGTGATGAGGATGAGAATGGAAATTTAAAGGATTTCATAGTAGATGATACTGATGAAGAAAGTGGTGAGGAAAACGAAGCTTAAAAGATAGAATTAATACTATGTATATGGAAACAGAACTTGGAAATCCTATTGAATACAATTCGCAAGTACTGGATAAAGAACCTGAACGAGATGACAGTGAACCCATACAAAATCATTTACAGCAGCCAGATGAAGATCAACCGTATTATTTTCAACCCCCTCTCCATCCACAATATATACCACCCCCTCCACACATGAACGAAACGTTCAAACCCAATGACATACTAGCGTCTCTCGATAAAGTCGCGTACATCGTGATATTCGTAGCTTTCATATTAGGTTTCTTTATGGGAAAAACTATGCAACCAGTTATCCTTCGCCACGGGTGAAAATGGAGCATAATCATTAACAGGATCTTTAGAATCGACGATCGTTCTACTGGTAATTACTGGACGGATAACCCCTTCATTAATTATTTCAGATGCCAAATTATTTTTATCATCTATCTCATCTATGTCCGTAATAGGTAAATTATGATTCGTCTTCTTAAAGACAGAAATATACTCGACATTCATCGTATTATTAAAAGGGTAGATTTTAATAATATGAAATGTATGGTTATTTTTTTTGATTTTTAAGTGTTTTTCTCTTCGACCTCCTCAGTCTCGTCTCCTTCGGCGATAGCCATATCCGCCTCCCTCTGCTTGCGTCGCTCTTCAATCTCTACGGCGACAATCGCGTCAGCTTCCTTTACCAGGTCCTCCATCGCCGCATCAGGCTTCTCACGCTTCAGGCGCTCGATGATTTCACCTGGATGGCTAATGGGAGGCTCATCAGGTTTGTTGTAATACTGAGAATTTTCGTCTCCAGCCTTGAAGTATCCATCGGTAGAAGACTTAGCAGCCATCATATCACGCTTACGCTCTGAAAACATCTTCGCCGCCATAGCCTGGTTTTCCTTATAACCAGACATCAACTCCTCTAGCTTTTCGTTTGTGTAATGGGCATCTTCGATCTTGGAAGGGTCGGGTGGGATGAGAAGCCACTTGTACATATCAACGACATAGATATCAAACGTCGCATCCTCCTTTTGAAGGCGCTTGGCGTGGCTCGCGGCCTCATCGCGGGTAGCAAAAGCACCCCTGAACTTAACCCCGAACTTGTCATTCTTCTGAGGCGCTTCAGGGCCAACCACAGACATGCATGCAAAAGTCTGACCGGGCACGGTCGTATAATCCTGCTCTAGAGACATTATGTTCTATATAAAACTCTATACTTTAAGCTAGTAAACCTAAGTTAAAGTTTTCACGATCTTTATTATCATGGAAGAGTTACGCCGACTTCACAATGACGAGAAGCGTTCACTGATTGAAAGTGTAACGCGAACAGGTGATAGCATTCTCGATGTCGGGTGTGGTTTCGGCGGTGACCTTCAAAAATGGTCTAAAGTCCGTGCGAATATAAGTATGTGTGAACCAAGCTTAGATGCATTGAATGAAGCGCGTGACCGCGCTAAAAATATGAAAATGCGTGTAAATTTTTATCACGGAGACATTCGTGCATGTCCCAATAGAAAATATGATATCGTGTGTTACAATTTTGCACTCCATTATATCTTTCAAACACGTGAGTTATTTTCGGATACACTCAGAGAAATTAAAAAACGAATGAAACCCGGTGGAGTATTTGTGGGTATCATTCCAGATTCTGAACAGATAATGTTTAAAACCCCATTTTCAGATTCACATGGGAACTTTTTCAAACTGAAGAGTACGAGTAATGGTGATTTCGGTGAAAAATTATTTGTACATTTAGCGGATACGCCATATTATGCAGATGGTCCGAAATCGGAACCTTTAGCACACAAGGACATGTTGATTACACAACTGGAAAATACTGGATTTACCATGAAATTATGGAAGCCATTATGTGGAAATCCCATCTCCGAACTCTACAGTAAATTTATATTTGTATATAGAAATGATAGCAGTGATCGTGTTGCTGTTAATTAATTTGGCCATTTTTTATAATTTCAAAGAAGATCCGGTATTGATTGAAGTTAGGGAAAAATACAGAACACTCAGGGAGCATCTGAAAACCAATAGCGATGACAAATATAAGAGGTTACGCAAAGAGATACCTATCGTCGCATATAGAGGGTCGTTCTTGTCAGGGGTTGGCTACAATTCTAATAAAGGAGATGAAATTGGAATATGTATAGACGGGACATCTAATCACGTGTTTCACGTACTCTTACACGAACTCGCACATTGCACTGTTAGTGAATACTCTCATAGCAAAGATTACTGGGATAATTATGCTGAACTCAAAAATGAAGCGATTCGTATAGGTATATACGAAAACATAGATCAATCGACCCCGTTTTGTGGTAAAAGGATCGTCGATAAATAATGTTACGTAATTATAAATGACTGAATTCAATCTCAGGCAGCCAGCTGCGTCCAGGATACTGACATCGTTACTCTTATGGTTTGCGGTGATGGCCAGTGCTTTTACAACTCGCATTAAAATGCCTTATTACGTGAATATGTTGAATTTGACTGTCGTAATACCTGTACTTATTTGGTATCTGGGGAATACAAGCTTAATCGTCAGTTTAACGACTGGGAGTGTCATCATAACAGTCGTAGTGGCTTCGTTATTTCTCGTTACATTAACTGAGGGCATTAAATGGTCAAAGTTAAAGCAGGGATATGAGAAATATGGTGAAGATATGAAGACCGCTTGGTTACCCATGGTCATGACAATGATCGCGTTAATCTTAGGATTAGGGTCGGCGTATGTGTTGTCGGGTGGACGTGTACTCGACATGTATTAAAAGTATTTACGGGCGACATAGAACACTACAGCGGCGACTAGACCCGTGGATCCCAAGCCAACCAGGCTCCGGTTTCCCTGGGCATTCAAAAACCTAGGGACAGAACCCGCGAGCTTTTCCTGAATCGGTTTACTGATAGATATACCAGTGGCTACGATGACAATCAATGCATCGAGTTGCTCATCTGTAAGGTCGAATGGGTTCTTTTTCTTCTTATCCGAACTGACACTTTCCTTGACAGCTGTAGCAGCCTGTGCGGGTTGGGGTGCCATCATAACCTGCTGATGCGCCATCTGGACAGCGCGAGGATCAGCACCCATTAAGGGTGAATCAAAAGATTGCTCCTGGGATTGCATCATAACGTCAGATATGGGAGTGGAATCCATATCGTCTTTATAATCACTCACATTTTTTTTAGGATCTTCTGCCACGAATGCAGTAGATCGAGAATTAGAATCAATTGGAACCATTCCATCCGCCTCCTCTGATAAATTCAAAGTGTATACAGGTTCGGCCATTTATATAAATACAGCTTTTTTAGAACTTTAAATGTCGCATTTTTTAGATACAGGATATCTATCTAAAAAATGTTCCAAACGGGGCTCGAACCCGTGACCTTGGCGTTATAAGCACCACGCTCTAACCAACTGAGCTATAGGAACGGTGCATTTGGCTGAATGACTAGCCTCATGTATAACATATGTGGGTGAGGGATCACCCATTCTATATACGTGTGTACTCTTTAAGTGTATAAAGACGAGTGTGTAGTATATGTATATGATACACGAATACGTAACTGAAATATACAACACCTTGGGGCCTGGTTTCAGTGAGCGTGTCTATCATAATGCCATAGAGGTACTTCTACGTGAGAATGGTATTTCATACGAGACCGAGCGTATAATACCGATCACATTCAAAGGACACACAATTGGAAATTTACGGGCGGATATCATCATCAATCGAACGACTGTCGTCGAATTGAAGACAGTAAAAAATATAACAGATGTGATGGTTTCACAAGCACGGAATTACCTAAAGCTATTAAACTTACAGGAAGCGTATCTTGTGAATTTTCCACCGGCGGCTGGAGCTCATTCAGAGGTAATCCGTGTTACGATCGATTAAATCGTGGGTATAAATTCCCAATGCAATTCTGTACATATCTTTTTCCATATCATATCCTGTTGATGTAGCTTTTCTTTTGATTTTAGAAGGGGGAAGTATTGAAGATACGTATCCTCACTCAATAATTCACAGAATTTATAGAGTACGAAAGAATAACTCAGAAAGTTTTTACGTTCCGCTGGACAGTTATTATCAAATGGTTTTTGAATATCTTTAAACATCATGCGTAATTGTTCTTCGAGTTCCACGGGCATGTTGGGTGGTTTTATACCACTCAAAATATTTGAGATATATGGTACGTGTTCATAAT